GCCTTTCCTGCCATGTACAATTGCCTGTATAATTTTGCCTTGAATATTTATCGTGGTTCCCCACATCCGGATCACAAATCGAAATCGCACTTGAAAAGGCGCTCCACAATCTCCGAATGGATCATGTAGGGTAAGCCCTCGGCAAGTGCGACGTCGATTTCGCCGGCAAATACCTCTTCCTCCTCCGGTCCGAGCCCATAGTGTGCTTGGAAGGCGATCCAGGTTTCGGCGTCAGCCTCGCACAGTTCGCCCTTGGGCCGGAATTCCCAATCAGCCTCAAATTTCGGGGCGATGTGCGCAAGGTATTTCAACATCTTGTTCACGTACACCCGAAGGAAAGGTACATGATTGGAAGTGGGGAGATAGGAGATCAGGGTACCATGTAGATAGGACAGGAAGGTCTCCTCCGAACAGTTCGGCTTATGCATGAGATATCCGATTTTGGTCAGGACACGACCCGGTTTCTTCCCGAACCGGTGGCCCTCCATCGTTGGATAGAAACGACACGAAACATACTCGGCGGTAAGTAAGTTCGTGGTGAATCCCACCTTCACAACAAACCCCAGGGAAGTCATGTGGTCCTTCAGTGACTCACAGGCGGCTTCCATGCTCCCAAACCTCTTGATCACGGCAGTCCGAGAAAGTACGGACAGGTCATCATCGCCAAGCACGACAGTTCGTGAACTGTTGAATAAATCGTACTTGATCAACCAGGACGCCATGGCCTCCCCGGTGGTCTTGGAATTGCCGGAAGACGTATTAAGGTCTCCGGATTTCCGAGTCCCGGGTATTGACCAACGGTGCTGCTGGTAGAACACTCTAGCGTGGAGCATGGCCTTGAGAATATCTGCCCCTAATGTGACATTCTCCTCAAAGCCAAGCGCACGGTAGTGGGCGGCCTCACGTTCCAGGCATTCTACGGATTGGGTCATGTCATACTTCGAGAAGTCTGTGTAAATATAGACCACATCTGGCCCTAATTCAAGCAGAACATCCTCGATCCAGACATTGTGCATATCCGTCGTTGCACCGGAACTGTACCAGATTCGAGAGTAGAGATTCCAATCAGACTTCAACGCGTTAGAGTAGCTCAAAAACCATGGACCGGCCAGAACTTTGCCCAACTGCGATAGCCCCTGAATTATTCGGGGTCTCTGGGGTATAAACTCGTCGAGAGTCACCTTCATCAGTTTCTCTCGCTTAATAAACCCCTTATACGCTAGTTGGGATGGCCTATAGTCCCCATCGAGCACCTTTTGGCGCGTTCGCTCGAGGTTCTTCCGCTTCTGTGGGGGAAACCTCTTCACGAAATAGTCCCATGTGATCTTCTTTTCAAAGTTGCCGTAAAGGCGCTCATCCGGAACATCACAACTTGGAACCCCAAACTCGGCGTGGAGGTGAGTCAGATTCTTACACAACTCATCCAGCTCAGCCCACGCCCCAGGCTTGGGTTGCGGTACGCTGGCGATCGCTCGCGTTCTGACCCCGATGTGAAGGTTGTGGCTCGACCGGCTATACACCATCGGAACGGCG